CTGGGGTCGTTTCGAAAGTCGAGATTTTTGGTACACCCCATGCACTGCGCAGTGGTAAAGTGGTGACGCGTTGCAGTGGTACAGCGTTAGCATGTCAGCGTGGTAACGTAAGTGCGCGAAGTTAGTTGTGTCTAACTTAGTACTATAGTACTATATAAAATGTTCACAATTTGTTTACAAATTGTACATACGCTATTCATAACTGACCTATATAATATACTTAAAGATAAAAGAAAGGGGTACTTAAAAAAGTACTAAGGTGTTGAATATGAAACGTTATATACAACTAAATAATGAGGATTTTGTGATAAAACAAGCTAAGGGGATTTTACATCCAAATAAACAAGTGCGCTTATTATCTGATTGCTACGCGAGACCTAGTTTAGTAAAACAAGCTATTTTTGATAAATGGGTTGTGTGGGCTACACAAGTTAATCTTGATAATGAAAAGTATATCTTGAAACATTTTACAATTGAGAGTTATAACAGTATGGTATTTACATTAAGTATTGACGTATACAATCTTTCAAGTCAATTACTTGGTAAATTATATATTACTAAAACAAGACAAGAGTTTTGGACTATCTAAGATAGTCGAGTCAGTGCAACTCTGACTCTCTTGTATCACTGATAGCAATATCAGCAAGTAACAAATAAACAAGCATAAAAAGAAACGGAGTCAAAAAACTATGAGAAAAGAAAAAATGATTACAAGAACAATCGTAACAACTAATGCAGAGATTATGGCTTTTAATCTTGATACAAACGAGGTTATAACCTTAAATGAGTCTTATATCGGAGATTTAAGCGATAAGGAGATTGAAAAGCAGTTTACAATAGAATATAACAATTATGCTAAATTTTTAAAACTTGTAAATGCCGAGAAGTCATCAAAATTATATGGTATTACTGAAAAAGATTTTTTAGAGAATGCTGTCGAGCTTGACGAAAATAGAAAAGAGGTGAAATAGTATGATAGTTCAAGATTTATATAGAGTTATACTTGACACGGAAGAAATAGAAATAAAATTAAAAAACGGTATAACTTTATGGTATGGTAAAAATGAGGATATGCCTAATAAGTATTTTGAAAAAATCGTAAATACACTTTATTCATTAAAAGGCACATATGAAGCATATACAGTAATTGAAATAGCCTAAGCGTAAAGCGCACAGCGTGGTGCAAGTCCACGCATAGGCTTTATAACTGAATATAGTAAATAATGAAAAGAGGTGAAAACATGACAAACAATATAAAACTAGGTACATTAGTACGATTTTGTACAACGACAAATTTTCGTTTGCATGATATTCAGTACGATATATATGAACTATACAGAAAGTCGCAAATTATGCAAGACAAGCAATTAAAGTGTATGAAAGTGGTAAGCTTTAAGGTTGTAGAAAATGAGAACATGATACAAGTAGATGTAGAAGAATAGAAAAGAGGTACGAAAAATGTTATACAAAAACAGAAAAATGTCGTATGACGAAATTGATAAGGTTTATGAGGATTTCGTGATAGAGATAGCAACTAAGGTTGCTAAAAAGGTAAAAGGCAAGGTGTTTTACGGATATGCTAACATAGAGGATATGTGGTATGTCATAGTTAAAACACGTGAACTAGGCGAAAAGCGTTTTTTCCTTGACACACTCGATTATGATATGATGAGTGGTGTATCATCAAAAGAAATATCGGATGCTATACTAAAGTTATATCATAAAATAGTTGAAAGGAGATTTTTTATAGTATGAGTAATAAAGAGATTAAGCAACGCTGTAAAATATTATATCATAGATATAGATTAGTCATAAAAATTATAAAATCATATTATTATAAAGACTCTATAAGTTTTAGAGCTGATATGCTGTTACTAATAAATTGTATAAGTAATTATAATTTTATGATATATGGTGATTTTGAATATTTAGTAGCATTGAATGATTATTATGAAATACAATGCATTGATTTTATGTATGAACGCTTGTTATTAGAATTTAAAAAGAGAGGATTATAAAATGAATAAAAGACATCACAAATTAGAACGCATTATACGGACTAAATATTACACAAGTTTTCGTAAATTTTCGTAAATTATAGAAAACTGAAATGTGTAAAAAGTTCATAAAATGTTCATAATTTAGACATAGCATAGTCACACTTATATTGTACTATATAATATGTAAAGAGGTAATACATCACTTTACAAGTTACGTTTTGTCATAACTATATACAACTGCACTATTGCTAGGCGATATGTTACGCAATAGTGCAGTCTTCTCAAAGAAAAGGAAGTAACTAATAATGATAGAAACTTTATATGCACAGCTTATAACAGACCCTAATACTTACAAGGTATTATGCAGAACTGATAAACGAGATGTCACAACAGAAACAATATATCGAGACGATTGCAAAATTATAATTCGTCATAAAGCAGACGATTTTCTTTCCTGCTTGATAGTCAAGAGATAGTAAGCTATCACTAAAACAGATTGCAAAAATCAACTTGACTATTACACCTATTGGTGTTACAATTTTATTACAATTAACTTTACAAATCATAGCACAAAGAAAAGGAGAAAAAAGACTATGAGAAAACCAATGATTACACGTACAATTACTTCGACATCTATCACAGCTTTATGCGTAAATCCACAAACAGCTGAAACATTCGAGCAGGAGTTCATTCTTATTGGCAAGATTGCTGACAAAGACAAGGTACTTAAGAGACTATCAAAACTTTACAACACAGATGATTGCACTATTGTTGCAATTCGCAACCTCATAGAGGTCAATGAACTTTATGGCATGGATGAAGCAGACTTTATCGCAGGTGCAAAGATACTTGAACCTGTTACACGTAAAGAGATTGAAACAGAGCAGGCAGACGCAGAATAAAAAGAAAAAGGAGATAAACAATTATGGCAATTACAATTAACACACAGTCAAGAGATTTCACAGAGGTAGAGCAGTACTTAATGACATTAGATAGACGTATCAAGTCTCTCAAGAATGTAGATGACAACACAAGTATTGCAGTGGCAGGCTATCTGACATTCACGGATGAAAAAGAGAATGGCGATAGTGTTGAAATTTTATCAATCATCACACCAGACAATGAAGTATTCTCTTGTCAGTCAGCAACTTTCAAGCGTAGTTTTGATAATATTATTAACATCATGAATGGTAAACCGTTTAGTATTATCAAACTTAGTGGCACAACAAAGAGTGATAGACCGTACATTGACTGTGGACTTGATGTAAAATCAGTAAAATAAAATTTTATTTTATTGCTAGCCCCTTGCTATTAAGTTAACAAGGGGTTTATTTTAGAGAGGAGAAAAAATAAGTATGGCAAAGAAACTATCCAATAATCAGAAAGCATATCAAGCTATATTAGATAAAGCAGAGCAACAAGGTATTTCTACACAAGGTTTAAAATCTTTTCCAAAAAGAATAACACAAGATACTTTAAAGAATTTGCAATCAGAAATAGCACAACGACAAAGTGCAGAAACCTATACAGTTACAGATAGTATTATTTCAAGATTACAAGCTTTACCTAGTAAAAAGCAGACATACACACATGGTGGTGAAGCTATAGATTATAATCTCGAAAATTTTTATTATACTGTTTTAGGAATTATAAAACAAATGCAAGAAGATTTTGGAAACGAACAGTATGAATATTATTTACAACAAAATGAAGAAGAAATTATATCAGCAATAGATAGTATAAATGAGAGTGTATATTCAGAAGTAGTGCAGGCAAAGACGGAAGATTTAATACCTTTATTATCAAATCACGATATGTCACGCATATCAGCAATACAAACTAATGATATTAATGAATATTTTGGATTTACTGATTTAGATAATATATGAGAAACTATAGAAAATTCATGTGTGATTTTGAGACTACAGTATATAAAGGGCAAAAAACTACAGAAGTATGGGCGAGTGCAAGCGTAGAATTATATACAGAGAACATTCAGATTTTTCATTCTATTGATGAACAGTTTAATTATTTTAAGTCGTTAGATTGTGACATAATAGCTTATTATCATAACCTTAAATTTGACGGCAATTTTTGGCTGTCATATTTATTAACGGATTTAAAATATGAACAGGCATACGAGTCATTTAATGAGGACGGCACTCAAGGTGAATTTATAAAAGAAAAATATATGAAAAATAATACTTTCAGATATACTATATCATCTATGGGTCAATGGTATATGGTTACTATTAAAGTTAATAACCATTTTATTGAACTAAGAGATAGCTTAAAACTATTACCATTTTCAGTAAAACAAATAGGTAAATCTTTTAAAACAAAACATCAAAAATTAGACATGGAATATAGTGGTTATAGATATGCAGGATGTAATATAACTGATGACGAAAAACGTTATATAGCTAATGATGTATTAGTAGTTAAAGAAGCATTAGAACAGTTATTCAATGACGGACACGATAAACTTACAATAGGTTCATGTTGTGTAGCAGAATATAAAAATTCTTTAGGCGCTTATGATTATAATGATTTATTCCCTGCGCTTGATGAATTTACACTTGATAAAAATATTTATGGTTCGTCAAACGCAGACGAATATATACGACACAGCTATAGAGGGGGTTGGTGCTATTTAGTAAAAGGAAAAGAAAATATTGTTAGACATAACGGAGTGACAGCTGATGTAAACTCTTTATATCCTAGTATGATGCACTCGCAAAGTGGTAATTATTTTCCAATAGGTAAACCATATTTTTGGACTGGTAATATAATACCTAACGAAGCAATAGGTGAAAATAAATATTATTTTTTAAGAATAAAAACACGCTTTTATATTAAAGAAAATATGTTACCATTTATTCAAATAAAAGGTAATCATTTATATAAAGGTACAGAGTCATTAATAACTAGTGATGTATTAGATAAAAATGAAAACTACAATAGATACTATAAAGATATTAATGGTAACATAAAAGATACTGCACAAATAATGACAGTAACAATGACAGATTATAAACTAATGTTAAAGCACTATGAACTAGTTGACTTTGAAATCTTAGACGGCTGTTGGTTTTATTCTGCTATAGGTATATTTGATAATTATATCAATCATTATGCAGAAATTAAAATGAACAGTAAAGGTGCAAAGCGTACAGAAGCTAAACTGTTTCTCAATAATCTTTATGGCAAACTTGCTAGTAGTTCCAATAGTAGTTTTAAGGTTGCGTATGTAAAAGATGATGATAGTATAGGCTTTTATATAGTACCTGCTAATAATAAAAAGGTGGGGCATATAGCCACTGGTAGTGCAATAACATCATACGCACGTAACTTTACAATCACAGCTGCTCAAAAAAATTACTATGGTGTAGACAAAGCAGGTTTTATTTATGCTGATACAGATAGCTTACATTGTGACTTGCCTGCTGATAAGATTAAAGGAATAACAGTAGACCCAATAAAGTTTTGTTGTTGGAAATTAGAGAGCAGTTGGGACACAGCTATTTTTACAAGGCAGAAAACATATATAGAACACATAACTCATAATGATTTAATACCCATTGATGAACCATACAACGATATAAAATGTGCAGGTATGCCTCAGAAATGTAAAGATTTATTTGACAAATCAATGCAGGGATATAAAGTAAAGGAGAGTGATAACTATACACAAAGTGAATTAAAATTCTTAGAAACAAAAAGAGACTATAATGATTTTAAAGTTGGTTTATGTGTTCCCGGAAAATTACTGCCAAAAAGAATTAAAGGTGGTGTATTACTGGTGGACACGACATATGAAATGAGGTGAAATATTATGTTAAACAAATTATTGATTAAGTTATTAAATCATAAATTGAATAAATTAATGTCACAAAAAATGTAAACAATGTACTAATACAGGTAAATGTTATTTTTGTGATATATTCTATAATAAATAGAATATTAAAGATATGATAATAGATTTAAAGGAGAGAAGAATATGAGCGTAATAGATTATTCATTAATATTATCAATAATGGTGGTATTACTTATAAAAATTATATTAATGGTAGTAAGAAAAATAAAGCAATATTTTATTCACAAACAATGTAATTATTTATGCTTTGCTTGTAAGTATAGATATGAATGTGATGATTTTATAGGGGTGTAATAATATGAATGATAAAATGGAAAAAGTAGTGCAGGAACTACGCAAAAGATTTAGAGGTTCAATCGAGTTTTATGATGTACCATACACAGAGCAATATAAAATAGAATATTGTTTAAATGGATTATACATTTCAAAGTTACTATCATACGATTTTATAAAGAAAAAAGATACAAGAGAAATTGTACTATCATTAAACATATTAATTGCAACAGATATACACAATCATTTTTACAAATAAGGAGATTATATTATGGAAAAATATTATATGAGAAAATTTAATAAGTTTGCTGATTTTTATAATAGATTGTTTACGTGAATAATATACAAAAATTGATTTTAATAGTTATGCATTAGAAGAAAAATATAATACAGTAACAATAAAGTTATATATTACATTAAATAGTGATGAATATGAATTAAGAATACCATGTAATTTTAATGCACCTATATCAAAAAATATTACATGAAGCTAAAAGTGATATTAATCAAATAATATTAAATTGTTATAAATAAAAAAACAAAAAGGCAGGAGTACAAACTCTTGCCTTTTCTATATCTATAACTATTGCAGAACACAAGCGCACAGCATTTACGACAATACATACTAGCGTTATCTTCCAAACGTGCTACCTAGCAGTATCAAGTGATCATACAACAGCAGATACCTAATAACTGATAGTCTTAAATAAGACTTCTTTGCATTTAAGGTTCTTAAATCTGAAACAGCCTTTTTCAAAATAGTATCTTAACTGACTAATAAATAAATCATTCTGTTTTAACATAACATAATTAATATCATGGTCATTAACAGTGACACTTATTTTACTTCTAAAAGTACTATCTGCTTTATCATCAATATATAAAAAGCCCTGCTCGCTGTATTGTTTCACAGCATAATCATGTCCCATATATCTTAGTGTTGCAATATACTTTGCTTTTCCTACTGGTGTATCAATAAAAGCAGTGTTATCATTTAAGTACACATTTTCACTTGAGTATGCGACATACTGATTATTCTTAAATGCTCTATTGAAACCACTCTCTTTCTGCGCTTTACTAGCAGTTTCTATAAAACCACTTTCCAGTACAAACCCGTCTCCCTTTAAGAAATTAGTTTCACTGTTTAATCTTTCAGATATCCCCAACTCTACATAATAAGGGTTAATAATACTAACTGCATTACTTAGCATATATACTGGCAGGTATCTTGCCTGCTCTCCGTGACCTCTTGCTATACTTGTATGCACACTAATAAATTTTCTTATTTCATCACTACAGTAGTGATTAGTTTCGCTCTGAAATTCATCAAATAACATACTATCAGTATCACTAAGTAAGTGACTATATTTTTTTAACTGGTCTGCACTATTTAAACTAATAGCATAACCACAATGCTGTTCATTTAAAAACAAACTATGATAAATACCACTTGCACAACGTTCACTTTCCATAGTATAATTTCTAAAGAATAATGTTTGTAAATCCTTGAAGAATTTATTAGATACATCATCAAGCTCGTAATTGTATCTATAAATTAGACAGAATTTTTTACCATACTTAAGAAATCTGTTGATTAACAATCTGCCAAAATATGTTGTTTTGCCACCACTTCTATTAGTAGTACACATAAATAGCTCAGGCTTTAAACCATTTAAATCTTTCATTGACAATAATTTAGTTCCATTATAGTATTTATTTTCACTCATATTGTTGTACTCTTTTCTTAAATTTGCCTATATTTATCTCAATTTATTATAACATAATTGTTGCAAAATTTCAAGTAATATGATATAATTAAAAGAGAATAAAAGAAAGGCGGTGAGAGTATGGATACAATGCAGATGATTTTGCAGGCTATAACTACAGTGGGATTTCCTATAGTAATGTGTTTATGTTTAGCATGGTACTGTATGAAACTTAATGATAGTCACAAGACAGAAACAGATAAGTTCACAACAGCATTAAATGAAAACACACTTGTATTGCAGAAATTATGCGATATACTGAATGTAGAAAGAAGTGACAAAAATGAGTAAAGTCGATACATACACAGATTACATGATTGCAATAGCCAATGATAATTCACATGGTTATTCACAGATTAACAGAAGTGGAAATCCAGACTTTGATTGTAGTTCATTAGTTGGTCATGCACTTGCTACAGCAGGATTTAATGTAAATGTAAACAGCACAACAAGAAATTTGTATGAACAGTTAAAACGTTGTGGCTTTACTTCTTGTAACAGACCTTTTCAAAAAGGTGATATTCACTTAGCAGTAGGACATCATGTTTGTGTTTCAACAGATAGTGAGCATATAGTTCATGCGAGCATTGATGAAAATGGAACTACAAAAGGACGTAAAGCAGGAGACCAAACTGGAAAAGAAATATGTATAAGAAAATATTACACACCTAGTTATGGTTGGAATTATCATTTACGTTATAACGGAGACAAAGGAAGTGCAGGTTATAATATGAATTTATTGAAAAGAGGTTCATCAAATAATGACGTAACAGTATTTGAAATACTTATGACAAAGTTAGGATATTACACTGGTAACATTGATACAAAGTATGGTAAAAGCTGTGTAAATGCGTGTGAGAATTTTCAGACAAAACATGGATTAACTGTTGATGGTGAGTGTGGTAAAAACACATGGAATAAACTTTTTAGTTTAGGTATAAGATAATGGCATGGATAGTTAAAGTAGGAGTAAGTGCATATTTAACACAATCTGAAATGGAAAACAATGCTACCGAATTTTATGGATATTTCAACAGTAAAGGTTTTACCATTGAGAGCATAGCAGGGATGTTAGGAAACTTACAGCAGGAGTCAAACATTAACCCGGGAATGAAACAAACAGCAAGTGCAAGAAGTGGTTGGGGTTTAATACAGTGGACACCTAGTAGTAACCTAACAGATTACGCAATAGCACATGGTACTGATTGGGCTACTGGTGAAATACAAACACAGTTAATGTGGGATGAAATAATAAATGGTTATGGTGGTCAATGGATACTTAAGCCGTCACTGGGATATGGTTATACTGGTGCAGAGTTTTCGCAACTAACTGATGTTGCAGAAGCATGTAAAGCATATTTATATGAAAGAGAACGTGCAGGAGTTGAAGCATTAACCAAAAGATTAACATACGCTAATAACTGGTATGAATACCTAACAGGTGTTACACCACCTACACCACCTACACCGACTAAGCGAAAACGTATGCCACTTTGGATGATGTGCAGACCATTATTTTAAATAGAAAAGAGGTGAGAAAAATGGCGGTACTTTCACATGATGATTTTATGAGCGCAGTAAAAGGACTAGCAGGTGATAGCGCTGATGATAATACGCTTACCATGATTGAAAATTTTACTGATACATTCAATGACCTTGAAGCACGTGCAAATGATACTACTGATTGGAAAACAAAATACGAACAGAATGACAATGAGTGGAGAGAAAAATATAAAGCACGATTTTTTGAGGGCAAAGAGGATATAGACCCTAATGAAGTATTAAGGAAACAAAAGGAAGATATTACTGATGATGATAAAGACATTTCCTTTAATGATTTATTTAAAGAAAGAGAGGGATAAGAATTATGGCTACAAAACCAAAAATTAAGACACTTACTAATTCAAGCGTTGACATCTTAAATGCAATAAGAAACAACGCGAGTACAAATTACAAAGATTATGTACCACAGGCTACAGCTGACTCTGACTCAATCAGAGAAATTGGCGCAGTAATCATGGACTATCCTGCTTTGCAGAATGAGTTTTTATCTGCTCTTGTAAACAGAATAGGAAGAGTAATTTTAACAAGCAAATCATATGACAATCCATGGGCTATGTTTAAAAAAGGTATGCTCGAGTTTGGTGAGTCTATCGAAGAGGTATTTGTTAATATTGCAAAACCGTTTCAGTTTGACCCGCAGGTTGCAGAGTCCAATGTATTCAAGCGTGAAATTCCTGATGTACGCAGTGCGTTTCATATCATGAACTATCAGAAGTTCTACAAAGCTACAATCTCAAATGACCAGTTAAGACAGGCTTTTCTGTCTATTGACGGCATTACAGATTTGATTGCTAAGATTGTAGATGCTATGTATACTGGTGCTAACTATGACGAGTTTCAGACTATGAAATATATGCTTGCAAGGCATATATTAAATGGACTGATGAACCCAGTTACAATTCCTACTATTAATACTGCAAACATGAATAGCATTGTTAGTACTATTAAGGGTGTATCAAACAAGTTTACTTTCCTTAATTCAAAAAATAACCTTGCAGGAGTTATGAACCATACACCTAAGCAGGAGCAGTATTTGTTAGTCAATTCACAGTTTGATGCTACCATGAATGTTGAAGTACTTGCAAGTGCTTTTAATATGGATAAAGCAGAGTTTGACGGACATCATGTACTTGTAGATAGTTTCGGTGATTTAGACATTGAGAGATTAAATATTCTCTTTGCTGATGACCCAACTTATACAGAGATAACAAAAGAAAAACTTAAAGAACTTGACGCTATTCCTTGTGTAATGGTAGATAGTGACTGGTTTATGATATTCGACAACTATCAGAACTTTACAGAGCAGTATAATGGTGAGGGTCTGTATTGGAACTACTGGTATCATGTATGGAAAACATTTAGCGTTTCTCCATTCTCAAACAATGCAGTATTTGTTGCAGGTACACCTGAGGTAAATAAAGTTACAGTTACACCTAGTGAAGCTACAGTTAGTGCAGGTGGACAGTTACAGCTAAATGTTACTGTTGATACTAAATACTATGCACCACAGAGCGTTATTTGGAGCATTGCAAAAGAGAATGCTAATGCTAGTATTTCAAGTACAGGTATGCTCAAGATTAATAGTGACGCTACAGCAGGAACTATTACAGTTAATGCAACTAGTACGTTTGATAGTACAAAGATTGGTACTGCAACTATTACAGTTGCATAGATTGAATATAGCAGGAGAGTGTAAATGCTTTCCTGCTATTGTAAAGGTGGTGAAGATATGCAGATACAACCTAATAGTATTATCAAATTATGTAGTGGTGTACCGATAGATAGCAGTTACAAAGATACTATTTATTTTGCAAGCAGAAGTGCACAGAAAAGTTACTTTGATAGTAAAGTTAGCAAGACTATGGACAAAGCTAGTTTTCAGAGGATTAATGGACAACAGGGTGTTGTAAGAATGAGTGCTAATGCAGAAAGTATTTATGATTGCAATTATATGATGTTTCAAAATACTAACTATGGCAGTAAATGGTTTTACGCTTTTATTACTAATATTGAGTATGTAAACGATAAAGTTAGTAATGTATATTTTACTATTGATGTAATGCAAACATGGTTTCTTTTTGACTGCACTCTTAAAGAAAGTTTTGTTGAAAGAGAGCATAGCAGTATTGATTATGCAGGTAGTAATATCGTAACAGAAAATATTGATACTGGTCCGATAGTTTGTAATGCTATAAGTAAAAGTGGGCATTTTGCAAGTTATAGTGCAGTAATAGCAACAACTTATGCAGAAGAGGGAACAAAAACTGGTGGCTATCAAGGTGGTTTATTTAGTGGTGTAGATTATATAGCAGGGCGAGTAGATAACGACGAGCAAGTACAAGCCTTATTAACTTTTTTAGATACAGCAACACAAGCTAACAAACAAGATAGCATTGTAAATATTTTTTTAATGCCAAGTGATTTTTACACAACAACTACACAACCAAGTGTGCAAGTAAACACAGTGGCAAAAAACACTACAATTGGTGGTTATACACCAAAAAATAAAAAATTATTAACATACCCTTTTAACTATTTAGCAGTAGATTGTTGCGATAACTCTGCAATATATAGGTATGAATGGTTTGTAAAAACTACTTGTGATTTTGCTTTATACGGAAGTGTTGTAGGAAATCCACAAATAGCGCTAGTTCCTATGGGTTATAATGGTACTAATGCAGATGAAGGTAATTATTCCGAAAAATTAGTTATGAGTGATTTCCCACAAGTAGCATGGTCTATTGATGCTTATAAAGCATGGCTAGCACAATCTGCTAGTAAATTAACTATGTCAGCTTTATTAAATACTGGTACAGTTGCTGCAGGAATGGCTAGCTTTAATCCAGGGTTAGCGTTAATTGGTGCTACAGGGATAGTTGATAATGGGATAGATGCTATGTTAGCTTATAGTAAACCACCACAAACAAGAGGAAGTAATAGTGGTTCAATTGATGTCGCTACACGAAACAAAGATTTTTATTTTAAACAGATGCAGGTGACACCACAATATGCACATATTATTGATGAATACTTTGATAAATATGGATATGCTACTAAAAGAGTAAAAGTACCTAACACTCATAGTAGACCACATTGGACTTACACTAAAACACAAAATTGCGAATTAATAGGAAATAGTTGTAGTAACAATGATGTCACATCTATTAAGAACATTTTTGACAATGGTATTACATTTTGGAAAAACGCTAGTGAAATAGGTAACTATTCATTAGATAACAGTCCTAGTTAGAAAGAGGTGAGACAATGAAAAAAGGAAGAAAAGCACAAACTGAAGCCTTTTTACAAAATCAAAGAACATATTTACAGTATGTTAATAGACTTACTGAATTAAGTATTTCAATGTATGAATGGAAGAACTTACCTGATACCATTGATGCAAGATTTTTAGAGTTAGCTCTTTTCAATGACGGAAAAGCAGTGTTTTTTAAGGATGAAGTCATGGGATATTTAGGTCTGCAAGTTATGACAGGTGGCGCACTTGATGTTTACAGATTACCTATTACACGAACAGCATTTGCACAAAATGGCTATCAGATGAAACTTGACCAAAGTAACAGTGTTATTATCTTTAATAATATGCTACACACTAACAGTATACTAGATGTACAGGAAATGAGCAAAAGACTGTATGAAATACAGAGAACTATTGACATAAACGTTATACAGCAGAAAACACCTAAGATTATTACATGTACTGAAAATCAAAGATTAGTTATGAAAAACTTGTATGCACAATATATGGGAAATGAACCATTCATTTTCGGTGATAAGAACTTAGATTTAAGCGGTATTAAAACTCTTGATACTACAAGCCCATATGTTGCGGATAAGTTATATGAATTAAAAACACAGTACTGGAATGAAGCATTGACATACTTAGGCATTAGTAATGTCAATACTGTGAAGAAAGAAAGAATGATAACTGATGAAGTACAAAGAAACTTAGGTGGCACGATTGCTAGTAGATATTCAAGACTGTTTATGAGACAGCAGGCATGCAAGCAGATTAACAAAATGTTTGGACTGAACATTAGTGTTGATTATAGAGAGGACATGCAGGTACTTGATACTTACGATGCCGATAAAGCAGAGTTAAGTAATGAAACTGATATAGGTAAAGGTGGTGAGAATAATGAGTAAGTATACAACAGAAGTACGATTTATTTGTGAAAATAGTGCAGGCTTGAGTGAAAGTGAAGGTGCAGATAATGTTGATAGTATTTTAGACAAATGTTGGAATAAGGTTTTTAATTTTGACTTTCCAATCTTTGATGAAAAATATAGACAGGTTTTGTGCAGGAAAATATTAAAGCATTATTACACAAGAGAAATTGCACATGAAACTGTAGGTAGGTGGAAGCTTGCATTAAATGCTAAGCTAAATGAGATTATGCCTTATTATAATCAGTTGTACAAAAGCGAATTGCTCGAATTTAATCCTTTTTATGATGTAGATTTGACTAGGAGTAGAGAGGGTAGTGGTACAAGTAATAAGATAAGTAATAACACAGAAACCAATAAAAGTAATGGTACAATTAATAGCGACACTTTAAACAGATTTAGTGACACACCACAAAATAGTATGGATACACAAAGTATTACTGACAATGTACCTTTAACTACAGTTACTAAAATTAATAATGATAACACTTCAACTAATGAAAGTAAAGATACCTTTACTGGAAATGAAAATATAAACAATACTGATAAATATATTGAAACAATAAAAGGTAAACAAGGGACTGAAAATTATAGCAGTTTATTAAAAAAATTTAGAGAGACTTTTCTCAATATTGACATGAAAATTATTGAAGATTGTAGCGATTGCTTCTTTACTTTATGGTAAAGAGAAAGTGAGGTAGTAATGAACACAGAATATAGAGACTTAACAGAGTTTAGATTTTGGTGCTTTAAGGTGTTACCATTAGTATATGACGATGAACTAAGTTATTATGAAGTTATATGCAAGTGTGTTGATTATATTAATAACTTGATTGACAATGATAAAGCTATTATTAATGATGTCGAAAAATTAAGACAAGAATTAAAAAAAGTACAGGAATGGATTGATAATTATGATACTAACTTTGCAGAGAGTATTATCAAACAATACCTTGCAACTATGATATTTGTTACTATTAGTGACAGTGGGTATATTATTTATAATATTCCTGCTAACTGGGAGAGTATTACATTTAATACTACTGGCTTAGATATTGAAAATAATATAGGTGTTGGTAATTATGACTATGGACATTTAGTATTAAGTTATTAAGAAAGAGAGGTAAAATTAATATGAGTAAGGAATTGATTAACAGGCAGTATGTTGGTGCAAGATATGTGCCAAAAATTATTGGTGAATGGGATAAAGCAATATCGTATGAAGCATTAAGCGTTGTAACTTATAAAGGCAATAGTTTTACTAGCAAAATTCCAGTACCTGCAAAAATAGATATTAGTAATGAAAATTACTGGGTCAACACTGGTGCTTATAATGCGCAGGTTGAAGAATACAGAAAAATAACTGAAAGTTATGTTGAAAAGACTAATAAACTTGATACAGATTTAAAAAATTTAGATAACAAAGTCGACCATTTAAACGATAGATTTTATATCTTTTTAGGTGATAGTTATATGCAGGGATATAACCCCGACGGCTCACCTTTTTCACCTACATTTATGGATTATATAATCGAATATACTGGAATAAGTAATTATACAAAAGCTAGCGCGGGTGGGTGTGGTTTTGCTAATAGTAATAATGATTTTACATCTTTATTAAAAACCATAAAATTACCTAGTGGCATTACTAATACTGATGTTACAGATATTATTTTACTTGCAGGATATAATGATTATTCATGGAGTGCAAATGCTATTGAAACTGGCATGGATAACTTTAAAAATTATTATTTAGCAACCTATCCTAATGCTAAATTAAAAATAGGATATATTGGTTGGGATACACACGCTAACACATTTACTCCGAGAATGACAAGTATTCGTTGTTATGCAGAATTAGCAAGTAAAATAAAAGGTAGTTATCTAAGTGGGCTTGAATATGTACTGCACAATAAAAGTGACATGTGTAGCGACGGCAAACATCCAAACGCAAATGGTCATTTATTGTTAGGCAGATATTGTGCAAGTGCATTAATCAATGGTAGTGTCACACCTACAAGTGATGATTATAACACACATATTGTCGCAGAAGTAGGGTGGGAAGCTTCTCCGTCTATTATAACAAATAGAGTGGGACAGATAGTAACTATTATAATGGACAGCCATATTTACAAACATGAGCCATTTCAAATGAAGTGTAATGGGACAAATTATCCATTATTTAAGTTATCAGACGGCTTTGTTATTGGTAACGCTAACGAATTAACAAGGACTACAGTACCAGTAGTTTTGCATTGTACTGATAAAACTTATAATTTTAAAAGCGTAAATGCTGAATTTATTATCAATGACGGCACTGTTAGTATAATGGCGCATACTGTTGGTGAAGATAGTACAGGTGGCAATTTTTGGGTAGGCGGAGTAGATAATATTAATGTACCACGTATTACATTAACAATGAACGCATTAAACAATTAATAAAATAATTGCATTGCAAAAAACAATGACGCTAGTATAAATATAACTAGCGTCATTTTTATTTGATTAATATGTTCATGCTGACATACTAACGTTGTACCACTGCAACGCGTCACCACTTTACCACTGCGCAGTGCATGGGGTGTACCAAAAATCTCGACTTTCGAAACGACCCCAG